CAAGAGAGATGGGATTCCTTCCGGGATCGATCAAAGAAAAATCAAAAATATACGAAGCACCCTATCAATCCATCTGCAATGAGCTATATGGCCGTGGCGATGCTTATGATATACTCAAATCAAAGAACATCATCGACTTCCAGACATCATCTTTCTTGAGAGGAATGACGTTAGATCATACGATCATCTTAGTTGATGAATGCCAGAATATGACTTACTCAGAGCTATGTACTATCATTACTCGAGCAGGAAACAATGCCAAGATCATTTTCTGTGGAGATTATAGACAGACTGATCTAAAATGGGATGATGAGAAGATTGGAATATTCCACTTTATGACCATCCTGAACAAGATGACCAAGTACTTCTCATGTATCGAATTTGAAGAACAAGACATCGTGAGATCAGGATTAGTAAAAGACTTTATTATTAAAAAAGCACAATATGAAAACCCCAAACAAAGAATCGTGCCTGTGAATGCTGCAAACTTTACTGAAGAACAGAAAATCTTTCACTAAAAAACCTTATTACGAAGACAGTGATAATATACTTGGTGAACAACTAGAACAAGTCAATACTGACTCCGGCAGGTACTACAAGACTCCTGCCGGAGTCCTTTACCCTTCTGTTACAACTGTGACAGGATTGATGGGTGCTGATGCTATCAAAGAATGGAGAGCTCGTGTAGGCGAAGAAGAAGCAAACAAGATAAGCAAAAAAGCTTCGACACGAGGGACTCGTATACATCAACTATGCGAAGATTACATCAACGGATCAGAGATAGATCATACCAAATATGATTATAACGATGCTTTTAACTTTGAAAAATTAAAGACTGTTATTGATGATCATATAGACAACATCTATATGCAAGAATTCAGATTGTATTCTGATTATCTCAAGATGGCTGGTACTGTTGATTATGTCGCTGAGTTTCAAGGTAGGCTTTCTGTCATCGACTTCAAGACAGCAAAGAAACCTAAGAATCGAGAATACATCACTAACTATTTCTGTCAGGCAGCAGCATATGCCATCATGTACGAGGAACGTACAGGCATTCCTGTTAGTAAGATTATAATCATTATATCAGTAGACGATGATGAAGTGCAAATATTCGAGGATAGAAGAGATCATTATGTTACGCAATTATTAGAAGTACGTGAAAAATATAGGTTGACATATAACGTATAATACACTACTATAAATACTATGCTGATGTCGTTGACATCTAATGGAATAGGCACTGAGGACCCGGGGGCGGTACCCGGCGCCTCCACCATAAGGAAGTTATATATGATATATGTGAGAGACGAAGGTCAAAAGATAAAAAATGGGATAAATTTTTATCCATTGTCTTCAAACCACGTTGGTTTTGTAATTAGGTTGTATAATAATGCATTATTTATTAGATATTCAAAACTAATTAAACAGACTAAAATGCACATAGCTTCTTTTTGATGGGGGCGAAATAGGATCGACTGGTGTAGTAAAGATAAGATCGAGACTGAAGCAAAAAAACTAAATGCAAGAACTGCATCTAACGACAACGTTCCTTATTCCGCAATGAAAATTGCTGCTTAAGAATTGAGTCTGGGGTATGAGCTCCACCCTATCAAACAACGGGCTCACCTAATATTTGGAGTGAACATGATATATGGGTTATATAAACTTTTTGAGGAAATGATGGCATTTACATTGAATAGGAACCCTCCTAACGAAGAAAATAAGGATCAAGAACAACCCGAACCTAATGTCAGTTTGTTCTCTAAGATTGCCAATAAGAAAGAGACTGTCAATCATCCTGAACACTACGGCGGCAAGGAAAATCCTTACGAAGCGATCAAGGTGATAAGGGCCTGGGAATTGGGATTCTCGCTGGGAAATACGGTTAAATATATTGCTCGTGCAGGAAAGAAGGATCCTTCCAAGAGGATCGAAGATCTGCATAAAGCGCAGTGGTATCTACAAGAAGAGATCAATAGCGAATACGAAAAACTCGCCAAGTGAACTGACACAATCAACACACAACAGGAGACTATAACATGACCAAGACACCATACGCATTGGCACCATACGAGATCCATAACATGACCAAGACACCATACGAGATCCGCCTGGATCTATTGAATTTTGCACAGAGCCAGCTGACAGGTCAGTACTACGCTGATCTAGAACGTGCTCGTGAGATCTTCGATCAGGCAGAGCGTGAGACTGTGATCTCACAGCTGGGATATCCGACTAAATCTGACATCTTGCTATTGGCAGAAGATCTCAAGAGTTTCGTTGACAATAAGTAATAGATTAGAGGAACTCAATGCAGTTAAATAACATCAAGTCATCATCAGATTTTGTGAAAGAGATAACACAGCTAGTATCAGATAAAAATATCGGATTCTTTGATGCTGTCATCTATTATTGCGAGACACATAATATCGAAGTGGAAACTGCAGCTTCGATGATCAAACAAAGCACGATATTGAAATCCAAGATCCAATATGAAGCTGAAGAACTAAATCTGATGCGAAAGACAGCGCGACTGCCGATATGAAACCATTTGAAGCCTATCAACTTTATTCAGCTGTAAAGAATCACTTCACGACTGAGTCATATGATTATTTTAAATATCATGGTAAAGTAAACGCATCAGAACATACATTTGAAACTCGTAAAGACAAATATATGTTCTACAAATTATCCAAGCATGAAGATCCTCTGACTTTTTTGGTTGCTAATTTTGCTGAAGGTAAAAAAGTATGGGTGGGAGATATGTTTGGGATAGATAAAGATTACATCTATAATGATTATTTACGCAGAAAACAATCACTAACATACATCTTCCAGTCTGATATAGACAATCTTTTAGAAGATTTTGACTCAAACTTTAAAGTGGAGGATGGTGATTATCCCCATCTACTTAAACTTCTTACTCGTAAAAAGATAACCAAAGAAACATTCATCATCATTCAGGATTGTGTTCGTTTCTTTGGCTCTTGGAACAAGAAGATTGCAGATCCGGTTCTATGGCCAGCTATAGCCATGAACTGCAAGAAATTTAGGCCTTTCATGGAATATGAAAGGTCTAAATACTGTGACATGCTAAGAAAGAAATTTTCTTGACTTGTCATAAAACATACTACACTATTAATAATACGATATACATCGTCATACATCATACAACGGAGAATATACATGACTATTAATTTTGAAGCACTCAAGCAGAATCGCAAGTCTTCTTTCGATAAGCTAACCACTGAACTTTCCAAGCTCAGCCAGAATCCCAATCAGGAAGGCAGCAACAAAGACGACGACAGGTTCTGGAAACCAGACGTGGACAAGGCCGGCAACGGTTATGCAGTTATTCGCTTTCTTCCGGCTCCTACAGGAGAAGATGTTCCTTTCGTACGTATCTGGGACCATGGGTTTCAGGGTGCCGGCGGTTGGTACATCGAGAAGAGCCTGACAACTATTGGCCAGGCAGATCCAGTTTCTGAATACAACTCAAAGTTGTGGAACTCTGGTGTGGAAGCCAACAAGGCCATCGTGCGCGCACAGAAGCGTCGTCTGAGTTATTACTCGAATATATTTGTGGTCAAGGATCCCACTCGTCCTGAAAACGAAGGTAAGGTATTCCTTTACAAGTATGGCAAGAAGATCTTTGATAAGCTCAACGAAGCAATGCATCCACAGTTTGCAGATGATGTAAAGATCAATCCTTTTGATCTCTGGGAAGGTGCTAACTTCAAGTTGAAGATCCGTCAAGTAGAAGGTTATCGTAACTATGATAAGTCAGAGTTTGATAAGCCAGGTCCATTGTTTGCGGATGATGCAGATCTTGCAAAGAATATTACCAATATACATTCTTTGCAGGAACTTGTTGATATCAAGAACTTCAAGTCGTATGCTGATCTCAAGGCAAAGTTGGAAAAGGCATTGGGTGCAGCTGCATCTGCTCCGGCAACTGCAGCACATCATGAAGAGGAAGATGCTTTCCAGATTCCTCAGAAATCAGCACCCATGAAGGAAGCTCCAAAAGCAGCTGCACCCTGGGATGAAGAAGATGATGATCTCAGCTTCTTTAAGAAACTTGCGTCTGAGTGAGGTTTACGGATAAGCTCCGATAAACGGATACAAAGATCTTTCTATGTGAGACATAACGGGGGCGGTTTTTGGCGCCCCCGAACTCACTCTAGGAGATATCGAAGAAGGCCTGCTATTGGTCACTGTGTTCTTTGTGGTGTTATCTATTATGATAGGTGCAGCAGGAGCTGAAGATGATACAGCAAGATCGTTAACTCTTTTTAAGAAAGCAGGAGCAGTCATATTTTCTGTTGGCATCAGATCCGCCATGACATTGCCAAAGTTAGCACTAGCAGTACCAGCACCTGTAAATGTAGGCTGTTCTTGATTATTAAAAGTTGGTTCTGTATCTACTCTAGGGGATATCGAAGAAGGCCTGCTATTGGTCACATTTTTAACAGCAGCCAGAACTGAACGTTCAGCCCCTCTTCCTGCAGCCATACCCGTCTCGCTTTCACTGTCAGGTGTACCTGATGATTTAGTAAGAGGATTTGGCAAAAACCCACCAACAGTTGATTCCCATAAATCATAGGCATAATCATTGACCATATTTCCGAGATTACCAAACATGTTTTTAACTGTATCTATAGCCTCACCTATCTTCTTGCTAATATAACCGGCAAGATCAAAACTAGCAATCTCTCCTATTTTTGCAACAAATTCAGGCCCAAAGTAATTTATTATTTTCTGTTTGAAGTCTTCAAATGCTGTTGTTATCGCACCTGTTATACTCCAGCTATTCCACCATTCGATCACGGGTGCTAATAGATTGCCAACATTTGTTTTAAAGTTTTCAAACGCCGTCGATATAACATCGACTAATGTCCAGCTATTCCACCATTCGATCACCGGTGCTAATAATCCGCTAACTTTAATTTTTAAACCTTCGAATGCTGTGATTATAACATCTGTTATAGTCCAACTATTCCACCATGTAGTTACAGTTGTAAGAATATTACTTGCTTTTTCTTTAAGCCAATTAAAAGCAAATTTTATATCAGCTATTACAAGATGAATAGCTTCTATTACAAAATCGCCCAAGTTAAATGTAGATAAGAATTTTGTTATAGCAGCAGCTTCTTCTTTAAAGCCAAAGTAATCCATGATGCCTGCAATTAAATTGCCCACTCCCTGAATAACCATATCAGGAATCGCAGTAAAACGTCTGACGATAACTTGCATTGCAGTATCTAATGCACCTAATATATCTCCAGATAATATTTGATCTGCCAGTTTATTAACATCAGCAAAAATTTTCAAAACACTATTTACATATGATCGTAATACGCCCTTTACGGTAGATAGTATCGTATTAAATAAAGCTAATACTCCTTCTTTCACCGGAGTTATAATGTCGAGGTTGGTAATAAAGGAATTTAATTCTTTAGATTCTTTATCAAAACCTAACCATTCTAATACGTTTGAAATTAATCTACCAATACCTTTTATTAAAATGTTTGGTATTAATGCAATGGTAGTAGTGAGAGCACTTAACCAATTGCCTTTGGTTAAATCGTCAAATACAGTTGAAAGAGCTCCAAAAATTTCTTCCCAATCGGTCTTGTTTAATGAAAATACTGCTGCAGCAAATATTGCTGTGATAGGATTGATTCTCAAGGCAAATCTAACTAACCCCATCAAAGGTCCGGCTAAACTGGTTAGCATACCTACTATGGGACCTAAAATTTTAGAAATTCCACCTTTAAACAAACCTCCTAAAATTCCACCAACACCTCCTGCTGCAGGAGGTGTTTCTTCTTCTTCTGAAGTTATTCTTGCCTGTTCTTTTTTTATTTTTTGTTTTTCTCTTTCCTCTTCGATGCGGCCTCTTGCAGCTGCAGTCAGTGATGATATTAGATCTTGAAGCAGTTCATTATTATCTTTTAGAACATTCAATATGCTCTCTAAGATTCCGACAGATTCTATTTCTGAGTTTTTTCCTCCGCCATCGTCCTTGCCGTCAGGACTCGATACTCTTCTCCGGCCACCACCACCCAGCGTAGCCAATCCGCCGACACCAGCAGCATCAAGAGTAGCGGCCGCAACACCACGGAGGTTTGGGACAGATCCTACAGAAGCAGCAATAGTACCGCGACCTATAACATCTGCTATATTACTCATAGTTCCGCGGGCTGTGCCTCTGGCAGAGGATACCCTCTGTGTTACTCTGCTTAATGGAGATTCTTCTTCAGTTTGTTCTTTTGATTTGGCTTGTTTTACTTTTTTAGGAGCTTTAGGTTTAGCTGGCGCTTTGTCTTCTACTTCAACTTCCGGAATAGATTCAATACCCGCTAGTATAGCTGCAGCAATAGCACGAGGCGCAACTGCTCCGGTTTGATCAACAATATTTCCAGTCTCATCGAAAAAATATTTTGAATTGCCCATCTTGCCGGCGAGTATTTTTTTCTTAGCCATTTTTTCTTTGTTCTTCTACTTGTTTTAGATGTTGCATCAGTAGTTCCACAAAAAGATCCCTCTCATAAGGATACATATCATTTAAATCAGACATACTGTATTTATGGTGTTGCATCAAAGCAAACATAGTATTATAGTAGACCGCAATATTAGAATACCCGGTCATCACGTAAAAAAACTATTGAGACCCTTCAGTACAACATCAGTCGATTTGCCAGCTTTGTTCTTTAGTGTCACAGTGTGTTCTAGGGATGGCATCGTATCAAAGAATTCTTTGATCTTGTTCATGCTGTCCATGGGCAAACTGTTGACGAATTCTTCGAGATCCTTCTCAGTAAAATCAGTATATACTGTCTCGCTGTCATAGATCGTATCGATACACTTGAACAACATATCAAATACAGCATCTTCTTGGTTGGATGCGTCATCGAGCAATCTGATCTCATCTAGTGTAGGATATCTCATCGCTAATCCTACGTCATCATGTATGACGAATTTGCTTTTATGCTCAGGATTCTTTTTGATCTCGATGTTGTCTAGATTAACTTTGAACTTGATGACTTCTTCACTATCAGGATCTTTGTATTCGAGATCCACGACTTCACCTATCGATTTAGAACGAAGCTTGACGAATAGATATTCAACATCAAATGTTGCTAACTTGTCTACATCTACCGATTCGATGATACAATTTCGGATGATCTGCTTGACTGCGGCAATCACATCTTCAGTCTTTTCAGAAGATTTTGCCATCAGAAGGATCTTCTCTTCTTGTACTGTGAATGGTTTGATGTTGATACTTTGCTGAGTAGAAGGTATAGTCACAGAGTATGTTGGGTGTTTGAGTTTAGGTAATGCCATAATATAGGTATCCTTATGTTAAAAATTAATGCCGTCACGGATACGGCTGCCTTTATAGATCAATTTTTCTGTTATTTTATTTAATTGTTCATCGATAAAATTGCTTCTTCCTGTCAAAGCAGTTGTCCTAGTCAGTGAATTTCTATCGGCAACACCCTGATCTAATGTTGTTGATGTCCAGTTGGTGTATGCAAACGTCACTGGTATCTTTAAGATCTGATCTTGCATGTTCCAATCGACCTGGATGTCTCCGATTGCTATGGGATATGCTTCGAGCAATTGATACTTCACAATCGTGTTATCTGATTCTTTTGTGGTTTTTATCTCATTCATATGGATGATCTCAACAACACCGTAGTATTCGCTAGGATACTGAAAAGAATTCAAAGGCAACCCTTTGACTGTCCCGTTGGGATTTGCTGCATCATTGAAGGCGAAAACCGATTGCATCCATGCATGAAAATATTTAAATACTGATCCGTCTGCATCGCTATAAAATGTCAATGGGACATCCTGGAATATCGTGGCATACGGACGTTTCTCGACGTTGCCGTAGCCAGACATCCTGATCTCATCTGTCTGATATCCCAATCCCGGAAGATAAGCACTGTCACAGAGGAATGTTAGATTTTGTGCGCCTCCTACTATAGCAGGACCTCTGTCAGCCCGTCCGATATTGGCATTTGTTGATCTGGTGATAGTCACCATGAACTTGGATGCCTTGGACAATCCGCCTACTGAATTGACTGCAGAAAGCATTTCATTGATACTAAACGCCATTTATGATGTCTTTCGATTCTTTGTAAACATAGTTCTTGGATTTCTTTGCAAATCTTTCTAATGGCAAGAACATGGCAATATCCCATTCATTAGCTGGTATCTGCAAAAATCTGCTCCGGACATGACTGTGCAAATATCTCTTGACACAGGGTTTGAAATATTTATAACGAGAAGCAGCATTTAATAGCTTATAGGAAGCTCTTATCTTTGATGTCTCGTTGTATTTTTCATTGTTTAACAGGTCATAGAGATAATCTAACAATCTTGCCCTGTATACATGCGGCAAGTAATGCAGGTTCATCGCAAGAAAGCTGTCACCCTGATCTTCGAAAGGAAATATCAGAGGGAATCGATCATAGTAAGGGAGCTCTTCTTTGTATTTTGGATCGTATTGGAACAGGTACATGAATCCCGGACGGACGAAGTTCTTGCTATATTGCGGGTTCCTGCTGACCAACGTCTCTACTCTTACAGATCTGACTTCTCTTGCTTTGTCCCTGAACCAATCTCTGACGTTAGGAGCTCCTGGTTTGAGTGCAGAACCGGTTCCTAAGCTGGATTTACCCTGTTCTAAAATCTTTGTAAAAATAGGCATTATCTCTTATCCAATCCTAGATCTTTTTCTGTTAATATCTTAAACTGCCATTTCCTATCTAGACAGAACTGTTCAGCAGCTTTCCATTTGGCACTATTGATACCATAAGTGGTCACTTCATTGATATATCTTCTGGTTATCTTCTCTTGCCTGACGGGTTCTTTACATTGAGCATGCGGTTTGATCTCTATTATCATCGTATTTATCACGCCATTTTTGGCAGCTGTCTTCACCCAAAAATCAGGAAAATACCTGTGGATCTTGTTATCCATGGGGCTGACATAGGGAATGATTATCTCTTCTGATGACCACTGAATCACGCCCGGATGAGAATCAAGGTGCCTCATGAATCTCAGTTCCCACAAGCTCCTATAAACGATGTTTGTAGGATTTCCTTTATATTTTTCAGGAAACTTAGGTTTAAATCTACCCTTATACGACATGCCATATTACCATTATAAATATACGATATATTTATAGGAGTTCATATCGAGCATGTCTGTCGTCACTTCATTTGCATTTCCCCAAGAAGTGCCAGAATTCTATACCAGGATGTCGTTGAGAAAGTATGAAAGGCCAAAGCCTGGCGATAGTTTGAAACCTACTATGCGGACATATATACGATTGCCCATTCCTCAGCAATTGATAGATTCTTTTAATATATCTGTCAGCGGAAATAACATGGAATTGTTAGGAAATCTACCTAATGCGGTCCCGCAGATGCAGGCCGCTGGTAAAACTTTAACTGATCTATATAATTCTGCTAAAGAAGGTGAAGGTGCGGCAATCATGAATATGGTCGGCATGGTCGCAGCTCTGACGCCGGGCCTATCAGATAGCAATCTCGCCAAGTATTCACAATCACAGCTGGGTGTAGTACGAAATCCCCACTTGACGACCATATTCGAAGGTGTCGCATTAAAAACATATCAATTCACATGGAGACTCTCTCCTAAATCAGAATCTGAAGCACGGATGATGAATCGGATGATAGATTACATCAAGGCATTCATGCATCCAGCAATAATCGGTGAAGGATTTGCCCTGGATTATCCGTATCTTGCCACTGTTGAATTTGTGACAGGATCTAGCAGTGCTAACCTACCTAACGTATCAGATTCATTCATAACAGGTCTAGCTATCAATAGCACGGGTGGAGGAACAGCAGCATTCTATAGAGACGGAAATCCAGTCTTTATAGAAATTAGCATGTCTTTGCAAGAGATCGATATCAAGACAAGAGCAGATTTTGCCGCTGGCAAGACAGGGAATCCTAATCGACCTCTTGATACAGAGACCGGACTACCTCCCGTAAGAAATTATGGTCGTGGTGATCGTTAATTTTAAATCAGAGAGCTTAAATGTCATTAGCTAATTATTATCCTTTTGTAACTTATAACAATCTAAAAGCGATCAATCTGCTCGTAGAGGCAGAAGTCGTTAACAGATATCTAGAAGATTACAGGTTATTCTATACATACATCATAAAGAATGGCGAACGTCCTGACACGCTTGCCTATGATGCATACGGAGATTCTACTCTTGATTGGGTGATATTCCTCACGAACGGCATAGTGGATCCTTATAAGGATTGGATACTAGATGAAAAACAATTAATATCATACCTGGAGAAAAAATATAATACTGCAGTAGAAAAATTGACGACTACTACCATAGCAAGTTCTATCGCATATTACTATTACAGAGGGATCGCCAGTGATAGCCCTGAGACAATCGCTTCATATAATTATAACATGACACCAGCGACTTATTCCAAGTTGGGCAGCCCTGCAGGTTGGGTTGCCAAGAGCATATGGGATTATGAGAATGAGATCAATGAATCCAAGAGAGA